CGGTAGATACAATAAGAAAACGGTATCATAAACTTATGCAAAAGTATGCAGATGAACACAGAAAAATTCCAGTATTTAATCGACCACAGAAACTAGCTCGTGATGCTGCTGTTGCTATAGGTGAGAGGCGTTTTAAGGAAGCTGCTAAATTATTAAGAAATCTTGATAAGATAGCTGAAGATCCTACAGGGTTTCAACACGCAGCTTCAAGATTTAGAAAAGAAAGAGCAAGGAAAGGATTGGCTAGTCTAGATGAGCCTACTATCTCTCCTCTTAGGAAAGCTTTTGATAAATCTCCTGCTTCTAAATTAGCAGAAATTCCACCTCAAATAGATAAGACAGGATTAACAGCCTATCATGGAACTACTAGAGGAAAAAGAGTAGGGGAAGATTTCTTTGATATAGCTTTTGCACATCCTTTGGGTCAGTTTTTAGGAGAAGGGCATTCCCTTTCTATCAATCCTAAAAGAGCAGAAGAATTTGCAAATATAAGAGCATCAGCAGATCTGGGTTTTAGACCAGTAGGAGGAGGAAGAGGAGATACTAGATATTATTCAGATGAGTTGGATACATTTACCAACACAAAAAATCTTTTAAAAGGTTTAGATGAAGAAGGTAAACAATTTTTAAGTGGGCAAACTATAGCACGATTTGATGTAAGTAAATTGGAAAAACCTTTTATCGTAGACACAAATAAAAAAAGATTGTATGCTAAAAGAAATATAGATAAATTAAAAGAAGAAGGATACGATTCTATTATCTTTAAAGACTTTTCTGATAAGCATCAGGAGATACTTGTCTTCCCTGAACACATAAAGAAAGTAAAATCTCGCTTGCAAGGAGGACTAATAGGCTATAAATAGCTAAATGCTTTGTACGGGCCATACAGCCTCATACAGAAGAATTGGTGTTCTGACAAGGTATTATTCATTTACTTCCTCTTCTCCACCCTCAGAGGCGCTCTCTGGCCCTTCATTTTCCTCTATTTCAATGAAATTGCACTTAGATAACAGATCATACACCTTTTCTTCTCCCAGAACATTCAAGCATCCAATAATAGCACCCTCCAAAGTCTCCTCATCAATTGCCACATTAAGATCGGAGGTAGCTCCTCTTACTCTGGACAATAATTCAAGAGCTTTGATAGCACTATTGGTGTGTCCGTTCTCCTTGGCATAGGTGTACTGCTTTTCTATCTCACTAATCACATCAACATTGGTTTCCAGTTCCTGCTCAAGTTCTTCTATTCTTTCTCTGATCTTATCATTTTGCAGAAGCCTGTGTCCCTGCACATTGGCACCAGCCAGAGCATACCCTGCTGTTCTGGCAGCTTCGGTGGCATTGCGGTGCAACACATACGCCTGTGCAAACTTCTCTTGCCTTTCATTCATCATAATTAATGTTTCTTCCCTTGCCGGATAAATATTCAGGCACGGGTTTGCCTTTTAATTTCCAACCCAGCCACTTCAGTAATCGTCTGATCATGTCTTCATGTTGTTTCGATGGACACCCTTATGTTTCTCAAAGGATCTCATAGAGCCTAGACCTAGCAGACTAAGAGTCAAGGGCATCAGTCCTTCTGTAGCCAAGACCGGCAATACTATAGCAGAACCAGAGACTGCAAATAACCAAACCATCACAGGCTGGAAAACAAACTGCCAGCCTAGACCAAAGGCACATATCCACATGATAGCCGGTCTAGCCCCAGCAATGAAAACAGATGGTGACTTAGCCTGTTCTATATTGGCCTGTGCCTGGGCAAGATCAAGAGAGATAATCTGTGACTTCAGTTCCGCCTCAAGTTTTGTCTTCAGATCTTTATCTTCCACAAACTTGTCAAGGACTTTACCTGCCACTCCTACTACTGATTCTACAATGCCTAACATTATTCTTCCTCCTTCTCATGTAATTGGATAACTCTTATCTTATTATTCTCATATGATAGTTTAAACCCCTTCAATTCTATCCTTCCTTCGGTATCAAACATGTCAAAGAAAATATAAATAACTAAATGTTTGACATGCTCAGAACGAGCAGAGATTAATTCCAGCCAATCCAGATGGTGGAATAGAGATATATGAGCGTTGCTGCCATCAGCTAAAGTCTTGAGTGCTTTAAAGCAAGCTATGTTCAGGAACACCATCTTGTCAGCATAGGAAAAAATCTCATCCAGAATCCAGATAAGATCTGTCTCCGGTACATGCTCAAGAACATCTGTGGAAATAACACAGTCAAACATTTCTCTGGGGAGTTCTTTGTGTTCCTCATAACCAGGATCAAAAAGACTGTAACTATTCAGATCCCAGACTTCAGGAAGGGACTTGTCTAATTGATCAGTAACTGTAGAGAACTCATCCGTATAGAGATGCCCCTTCCCGCACCCATAGTCCAGCAATGTCTTACAATTATTCTTCTCTATAAAACTATGGATTATATCCGTAAACTTCACCAAGCTTCTGCCATTAAACATACGATCAGATACCTTATGTATCTGGGTGTACTCTTCCAATAGTTTTTTGTATTGAACAGAAGGATTATTCCTATCTAGGGAAGGATCAACCCCTATCTCCTTTCTCTCCAGAGGTTTTGCATTATTTAAAAACAACGCAGATGCCTGGGCTATAACTTTCCCAGGCTTGTACTCATCTGCTATGTGAATGTTACTCATCATAATATCCTGTAAAAGATATCTTCCGTTTCTCTAACTGTTCCTGGTTGATATCCCACAGGTCTGCTACCATAGTATTCTTGCCATGAAAAGAAAGAACACCTTCAAGTCCTTCATCAGCAAAAACTTTTTCACAGTCCTGGGCCATTGCCAGAAGTTCTCCAGTAGTCCAGTAGGCTGTGTTCTTGACAGTCACTTCCATATACTTGGGCTTGGGAGTTTCTCCTCCCTCTATATCTCCGGTTGTCTCTGTCTTCTCTTCCTTGGTAGGTTCTTCTCTGCAACAATCAAAACCAAACAGATGGATATCTCTAAAGCCCATAGTATGCAGGATACCAATTGATCTCATGGCTGCACAAGTACCGCCAGTGATCAGGGTGGCACCTTCAGGGATGCCCAGATCTTCTTCTATCTTTACTTGCTGGTTTTGAATCTCCGTTCCCTGATCCTTTTCTTGTCGAAGAGAATCAGTAAAGGCATGCCATCCCCAGATCTTTGCTTCCTTTTCAATCAGGAAATTGGTTACAGAGGGGTCTGTCATGGAAGCCACAAAGAATCTAGTGTCTGGGTCCAGCTTTTTAAACAAATCTTTCCGTACTATATTATGGGTAGAGACACCAGTAATAGGTCGGGGATCGAGAATAACACAACCCCACACTTTAATATTGTGTTTTAAAAGATTAGGATAAGCATGTTTAACTGCTAGAATCTTAGCCTCTGGGTTATCTTTCTGAAACTTCTTGAGTTCTTTATAATCCAGATAAGGACCGGCAGACACAACAACCGCTGTTTCCCTATGGCCTGAATGTTTTTGCAGCCATTTCTTGGGAGAGATGAGAGTCATGTTTGCTTTAATATTATTATTAATATAATCTTTAGGTACACAATCTCTAGGATGGACAACAATAGGTACTCTCTTTAAATCTTCCGGTATATCTTCTATAGAGGTATCATGAAGAAAAACCACAAGGTGAGTATGACCACCACCAGCCACCCTATCACCGGAAGGGAGAAGGTACTTTCTGGTTGTAGACTTTTCATCAAAGGATACCCAGCCATCTTCGGTTGTTTCCTGGGCATCAATCTTTTTTGTCTTAACTTCATCAAAAACATCTTTAACTCCCTGGTATTTTTCTGGAGGTATCCCCTCAGTCTCATGGTCTTCAGTAAAGAAATGATCTGCCACTACAACAGGGACACCTTTAAAAGCATTGTATTCAATTTGAACTGTTTCTTTACTGTTACCGCTACCCAGCAGAGCAAAGTCTATCTCAGTATATGCTGTCTCAGTCTTGGGTAATTTATCCAAATTCTTCAAATCTTTTTTATGCAGCACCCTTTGTATTATAAGGCTTTCCAGGGTTTCCCTTACATTTCCCTTGGTTAATTCAAAGGTGAATGTTTTATTCTCCTTCTCTTTCATATGCTCTGCAAATTCTTCAAACCTTTTTTGCACAGCAGCCTTTGTGTTGTGAGGCTTTACATTAAACTCTTCATGGTCTGTTTCAGGAGTAGCATCCTCAAACAAATCAAAACCAATATAATGTACAGAGTCAGAGTTTTGAAAAGCAGCAAGAGCCATTTCAATAGCTCTCCCTCCATTCCATGTGCCGGTTTCAGCAATACAAGAAGGCTTGTAGAAACGAATCAAATCAGCCAACTGCCTGTATCTATTGGGGAGTATATCAGGAGAGGTATCTGTTTCAGATAGCTGGATGATACGCTTACCAGCACTATCTCTTATGCCCATGTTCTCCCGTTCAGTTAGACTGACAAACATATTCGATAGTCTATCATTCTCAATTTCTTGAACCCGCATTCCGTGTGCTTGATAAATTGTGATTAGTCTGTTAAGAATAAAAGTATATGTCCACTCTCTGTAGTTGGTAAACTCACCTGAAATATAAGCACCTCTTAAATCTCCCAGAAGATCTCCTGGTACTTGCCTACACAAATTAAAAGCCATAAAATAATCTACATCTTTAATTGTTAATATGTCTATTACCCCAGATTGAGGGAAAAGAGCATCTAATTCTTTAACAGAGATTGGTTTAATATTAATTAAAGTAGGGTCAAACCAAATAACCCAATTAAGATTATTAAAGCTGCATTCAGTAACTGCCAAAACTTTGGGTATGTAACGAACAACATCAAGAACTTCACTATATTGGATAGTATTCCCTTCAGTACCGTTATGGTGTGAGTAATCTTTGAGGAACTCTGAATATTCAGAGATCTCCAGAAGATTATGGTAATGAATATTCGGAGCTTTGGGAAGGGAATAGTTGGATAAGTCTACATTGTAATAATAACAATGGAAATCTATTTTCTTTTCCCAGTTATCTTTAAATTCATTCAGTAATGAAATTGTGCTTTGCTGTAGAAGAGTCTCATCAAAAACTGTTACAAAATTATATTTCATTTAGGTCTGCTTTCTTTCTAAAGAGGGCTATGTTTGTGTAATCTGCATTCCATTCGGCTGCATACTCGCCATCCTTTTCTCTCTTGCATTTCCAATCTTTAAACCAAGGACCACCTGTGGTGAAGTGTACGTTCTTTGCTTCAAGGTCTTCAGGTGAATGACCGTCCAGCCAGTTCCATTCCTCATGGATAGAACCAATAATACTGTCTCTATTGGGGAGCCACTGGAATTGCTGAAGGTAGGAGCCGTCTAAATTATTTACTACCAGAGGTGTTAGTTCCTTGTTCATTTCATGACCGCAATTCATAAGCATCAGGCTTGACCAATTCTTTTTAGGGTAGACGGTTTGGATTTGATGATCCATCTTGTATTCATCTGTGGGTTCATACTTATGTTTAACACAATAAAGAGGAAGGCTAGGATCATCGTACTCTTTGAAAAGCTCTGTGATATCAGTGCGTGGGAACATATCACAATCCATAAACAATGCCCACCCCTCCCACTGCATAAGAGCAGGGACAAGAAAACGACTGAAAGAAAACTGAGTTGAGAAAGGCTTTTCATCCTGGTCGTCAATCATCTGACCGTTAATAATTTTATAAGGTCTGCTTAATAAACCAGCACGTTTAAGGTTTTCTTCTTTTAAAAAAGTAATATCCAGAGTTTCAGGAGTATCTCTTCGCAAGAGATGTTCAAGTACTGTGGCAGCTATATGTTCTTTGGGGTCATACCCAATAAATATTTTATATATTCTATTTCGTTTTTTCACCACGTTCTCCTATCAATAAGCCACCAACATCCTTGGCAAAACGATTAGTCTTCATTTGCTTGCCACTCCTCTTTAATAGCCTCCCACTCTTGAGCATATATTTCAGATTGCTTGTCAAGTGGTTCCCATATTTGTCCTCTAAACCAAGGACCGCCTCTTGTGAAATGAACATTTTTTGCATCAATATCTTCTGGTGAATGTCCATCCAACCAGTTCCATTCTTCTGGTAACTCTCCTATGTAGTCATTAAAATTAAGCATAACTCCGGTATCTTGTTTTTCTTGGGCATAGTTTTCAATCCACATCAACCTATGCAACCATCTGCCAGTTTTTGTACTAACATCATCTACGGTTAGATATTTGTGTGCCTCATGCTCACAGTTGAATAACATTACTGATGACCAATTTTTGCGATTGTATTGATACTGTTCGTTCCCATACATTTTGTGAGTTTCATCACTTGCCTGGGTATGATTATGTTTAACACAATACAATGCATATTTTGGATCATTGTACTTTTCAAATAACTCTAATGGATCACTTCTAAAATACATATCACAATCCATAAACAATGCCCATCCTTCTAATCTGTGTAAGAATGGAGTTAGAAATCGTGAAAAGGAAAAGTCAGTTGCGAATGGTCGTCCATCTGCTTCATCACGATGTTGAATTTCTTTAGGTGTGTTACCACTTGGTAGCCTACTACTGCCAAGCTGCCATGCTCGTCTATATAAACCAATTTGTCTTAACAAATGCTGTTTAATAGGATAAACATTTAATGGTCCTGATGCATGTTTTAATGCTGTATATTTTAATATTTCATATGGCTCGTCTTCTCTAGGATCATACCCAATATAAATTGTAGGTATACTTTGATTCGCACTTATCATTTTTTGTTTCCTCATAAAAGAAGGGGAAGACAACCATCAGTGATGGCTATCTCCCCACGTTGTTATTTAAATTCTATGAATTTAGGTTTCTTGTCTTCTGGAATATTTTGATTAAGTTTAATTATAATCATTCCATCTTCAAAAGAAGCTTCAGTAACTTCAATTCTATCAGAAAGATAAAAGGTTTTGCTGAATGATCTACTGGCAATCCCTTTATGAAGAACATTCTTCTCTTCTTCTTTATTGCTGTTAGTGCCGCTGATGGTTAGTTCTAATTCTTTTTGAACTATACTCACATCTTCTTGCTTAAACCCCGCAACTGCAAGCTCTAACCTATATTCAGTTTCAGACTCCTTGATAAGATTATGGGGAGGATAGGTTTGAGAACCTATTTTTGTTGCTTCCACCATAGCTCTAAATACTTTATCATAGCCAAGTGACCATCTTTGAAAATTATTAAAAGAGTTATGAGGAGCAAGTTCAGAAAACCTCTTGTCCCATTCAAGTGTTACATTCATAATATATCTCCTTTCAAGCAAGATATTATAGAACCCATTATTGGCATTCTATCTGTATAGTATACTATACTTTTAATAACTTGTCAAGCTTTTTTTTAAATATTATCCACATTCTTTATTGCCGGTTCCTGGGTCAACAAAACAAGCCATGCCTTCCTGTTCTTCTACAGCATTAAGAATACCATAGCGTTTACCTGCTGCTCTGAAGGTTGTAACTCCCTTGAGCTTTCCTCTCCATGCTTTGATATAGACATCCTTGAACTCTTCAAAGGTTACACTATCGCCTACATTGATAGTTTTACTAACAGCAGAGTCTACATAGGGCTGTACTGCTATCTGCATAGCCAGATGATCATCTACATTAAGATCACCGGATACCTCACATCTCAAACCGTAGTTACGATAGACATAATCCTGCATCTTAATGATGGAAGTGCCTTCCTCAGTCTGTACTGTACGGTCATACTCCAATGCAAACACAGGTTCGATACCCGAACTGATATTGTCAGCAGTAAAACTAATAGTACCTGTGGGAGCAACAGAAATAAGATGGCTATTTCTCATACCACATTGACGCAGCTTGTCCTGTAAATCTTTTGGAAAGCTTTTGACAAACTCACTGTCCAGATAGTTAGGTTTGAAGAATGGGAAGCTTCCTTTCTCTGTGGCTAGATCGGCACTGGCGCTGTAAGCCTCATACGTTAAGGTCTTCATAACTTTACGAGTAAATTTAACTGCTTCAAGAGAACCATATTTAAAGCCCAGCAAAGTTAAAACATTGGCAAGCCCAGTAATACCAAGCCCCATCCTACGTTTCCTCTTTGCTTCTTTAGACTGAGCATCAAGAGGGTACTCAGTCCTATCAATAACATTGTCAATAGCACGAACAACATGAGGGATGTCCTCCTTGAGTTGTTTGAAGTTAAAGTAGTTCTCCTCCTCTTTTTCAGTAAGGTAAGGGTTGTTTACTACAGTTATGTACTTCACAAGATTAAAACTCCCTAGTAGACAGGCTCCAAAGGGAGGAAGGGGCTGTTCACCGCAAGGATTAGTTGCTTCTATAACTTCACAGTAATGAAGATTATTATTCTCATTGATACGATCTATGAATAGAATCCCAGGCTCTGCCCAATCCCAGTTGTTACGCATGATCTCATCCCAGAGCATAGAGGCATCTATCTCACCATGATTCTGGTTCTTAAACCGGAGCATGAAAGGTTTGTTCTTGGATACAGCATCCATAAACTCATCTGTTACACCCACAGAAATATTAAAATTGGTTAGCTGGTTGTCGTTCTTCTTGGCTCGTATGAACTCCTCTATGTCAGGATGATCCACACGCAGAACTCCCATCATTGCCCCTCTTCTGTGTCCCGCCGAAAGAATTGTGCGACATACTGCATCATATATGTGCATGAATGATACAGGACCGCTGGCAGAGCTATCAAGAGACACAATCCTATCACCACAAGGGCGAATACGACTGAAATCATAGCCAATCCCCCCTCCTCTACGCATTGTTTCAGCAGCTTCAGAGGCTCGTTGCATAATCGAATCCATAGAGTCTTCAATGAGGCCACTAACAAAGCAATTATACGCCGTAACATTCCTTGGCGATCCCATAGCCGCCTGTACTCTACCCGCCGCCATAAACCTTTGATCCAAGATAATATCTTTGTACTGTTTTCTGTGTTCATCATTATCTCCCATTGCTGCTGCCTCTCTAGCCTTGGATTCTTCAAAGCTTTCGTTAGGCAATCTATATTTCATTGCATGTAATGATTCGCACACAGGTATTTTAGGCCCATAACTGGTCATCATTAAACAATTCCTTTTTTGTTTGAAAGATTAAAGATTAATTGAGAGTCTTTGTCACCATATTCTAATTGAAGAATTAACTCTGCATAATGTATAACTTTTTCTATATCTTTTCTTCCATCTCCTTTGGTTCTATGTCTGGTAATATATTTAATAACATTACCTTCAAAATAATTTAAATCATTGGCATGAATGTATTCTACTGGCTGGATACCACAGCTTTTATAATGTGACCCACCAACTTGCTTGGTTAAAGGATCAGTAGATAAGTGAACTGAGCTTTCTTCTGACATCTTCAGTATCTCCTTTATTAATTACATTATATGCGAATGTTCTAACTTTTTTAGGTTCTAACCCAGCATAATAGCATATAGTTTCAAAATCTTCACAAGTAACTCCAACCGAAGTAAAGAACCACGCACAAGCTCTATCTCTGTTTAATATAATTTCATTATCTTCATCTGCAAGTTTAGGTTTGGTAGCATCTAGCAGTGCCTGGATAACCACAGCAATATAAAGACTTTGCGGTGGGTTATTGGAAGTTAAGTCATATAGAGGTTCAACAGAAGTCTCAAACATCATGGCATTGAACCGGCCTGTAAAATTTACCGCCCACATAATTGTTATAGAATGCAGGTTCATCTGTGTCTTCCAAGAGAGAGGTCAATACATTATATTTCATTTGATAACAGCATTCGTAATATCTTAGACTCCGTTTGTTTTTAAATTCTGCTATGATCTTAAATGTGAAACTGCTTTTGCCAAGCTTTTTGATATCTTCCAGCAGATGTTTAGAAGATCCCATATAAAGCTTCCAGTTGGATTCAGTTTTTTTAGTTTTGCCTTTGTATTTTTTATAGTTATGGTATTGCTTACAGCCAATGTAAGCTTTACCTGTTTTCTTATTAGTTATGATATAGACAAATCCAAATTGATTTAGATCAGGCTTACCGGCATACTTCCAATGCATTACCAATCCATTATTTCAGGGACATCGGGTTCTTTTCCAACCTGGACTAAGTACCTTCTGCCCTGTGCATATTTAAATACCCGGATGCCTTTTCCTTGGTTGGCGTCTGACCAGCATTCTTTTTTATGACTGCAATAAACACAGCCAAAAGGAAGTTTTAAATTACCGGACTTCCCATCTGGTGTGGGTTCGTAACACTTATTAGGAACATGCTTGGTAGCTACCATCTTTTTAAGAAATTGGACTCTTGTCTTGGCGTTGATCATCTCCATTCCATGAACAGGTGCCAGACAAATCTCACCAGTAGATTTATCTATGACAAGAAAGGCTCCCTCTTTAACATTATTTGCATGAGCATACGCTGAAATCTGTGCGATATACCCAAAGGGATCATCTTCCAATAGATTATTATTCTTAAACTTCTGAAAGCTAGGGCCAGATGCACTCTTGCAGTCAACAAGAATACCATCAATCATTGAATCCTGATGCCCAACCACACCCTCGACAACCACTCTCTTTTGCTGGTCTGTTACTTTATGCCCTGCTATGGAAGACAACACCAGAAGAAGTTCTTCAAGAATATACCCATACAAAAACTTAATCTTTGTACTGCCATTTAATGGAGGAACATCTTTTTTGGTATTAATATCATACCATAGTTGTCTATCTGGTTTTCCTATTTGGGAAAGTCTTAGTTTTCCAGATGCTCTTGGTTCTTCACACAAAAATTCTTTAAGGTGAATCTTCAGCATTTCACCAAAAGTATCTATATGTTTATCAACCTCTTTCTCTTCCATAGTAACAGGACCAGGAGAGAACAGATCATAAATATCATCTACAAGTGTGTTTATTTTTTTCATAATATAAAAAATGGAGGGACGTTTTACTGCCCCTCCAAGTCCTCAGTTGAACAAAGGATTAACCAAAGGGTATTTCTTCATCACTGACATAGCCACCCTTTACTACATCAAAGTCTCCTACACCGCTACCGGCGTATTCGATTAAGTCTACTACTTGCACCGCAGCTAAGTCAGCAGATACGCCTGTCTTACCCGCATAATCCCACTCAAAAGGCACAGCTTTAACATTCACTACACTGCCGTTTCCAATGAGCTTGTCATTCCACAGATTATTCTGTGAATCTTTAACAATAGGAGGTCTACGAGAAGTGCCATCCTTACGCATTACTTTGCGTTTAATGGTTACAAAGTCATTACGGTCATCGCCTTTATTATTGATAGGTAGCCCAGCATCCTCAATGGTGGGACGATTATCATCATCTACCTCAATCTGGATAGACCAGACAGGATCGAACTTCGTATTGGGTTCAATAATACAAGCATAGTGGCACTTACCAGTAAGAAAAATAGGATCGTTCATTTCTTTTGTCTCCTTTTAAAAGTTACGCTGTTGTAACGTGAAAATTAATATTAAGATCTTTTCAATTTACCTCCTTTTGTTGTTATTACAAAAGTATAGCACATAATAATTAGTATGTCAAGTATTAATTTAATTAATGTGTCTCTGCCCATGTCTGTCCTGACTTATGTTCACAATCAAGAGGACATTTCATATTAAGAGATTCAGTTGTTTCCTCCATAGCTTTCTTTGCTACCATTCCCATAGCATCTCTGTCTTTTCGGGCTACCTCAAACTGGTACTCATCATGGATGGAAGCAACAAGTTTGGCATCCAGCCCTCTCCTTCTGATAAGTATATCCATATGGACAAGCCATTCTTTGCAGATAATTGCACCGGCTCCCTGTAGAAGAGTATTAAGACTTGTATGGGCTGATCTGATATGCAATCGTCTGCCATCTAACGCTGGAATAGTTTTCTCTTGTGCCGCCTCTTGGATATTTGTTCTTAATCTTTTAAGTGCAGGAAGATGTTGAAGGAATCTATCAATAAGAACCTGACCTTGGCTGGCTTTGCCACCAACAATCTTTCCTATCTTAGCAGCACCTGCTCCATACAGGAAAGCATAGATGAATGTCTTTGCCTGATCTCTATTAGCCAAACCAGCAGCTTTCATATTAGCTGTGTGTACATCTCCATTAAGAACTTCATAGGTAAACTTTTCATCTTTCATATAATGAGCCAGACACCTTACCTCTAATCCTGATGCATCTGTTCCCATAAGTACATGAGTATTAGGATTTGATACTGTCCATAATCCTCTGCATTCCTTGCCATAAGGACTGTATATGGCTGGCACTTGAGCCATGTTAGGGCTGTTATGTGCCATCCTGCCTGTTATGGTGCGTAAAGTAAGCACCTTCCCTCGCACCCTATTGTCTTCCTGACACCCCTGTATCCATGCTTTGAGAAGTCCTGTCCGTTTCTGAAGAAGAAAGTATCTACTGAACATCTGTGCTTCCGGCATATTAATCTTCGATAGAATTTCTTCTGAAATAATAACATTGTCTTTGTCTGTTTTATGTTTGGGTTCCCATCCTTTTTCAATCAGACGCTCCGCAATCTGTTTGCGAGAAGCAATGTTGAACTCTGTCTCTTTTCGTACCTTCCGCACCGGAGAGTATGTTATGGCAGGTTTAAATATTTCTTTGGCTTCCTGTTCTAGTCGGTGTTCCTCATCCTGTAACTGAGCAAGAAGAATAATTGCATCTTTAATGTTGAAAGCAAAACCATTCTTTTCCTGGCGGTTTATAATTGCTCTGACTTTTCTTTCCAGATCATAAGATCTATCTGAAAAAGAATAGCCCTCACCCAATAAAGTACCAGATACTTTACTGGTAAGTTCGGTATCAGTGCGGCAGTAAGCCAGCATCTCTGGGGTAAAGCGGGAGAAGTCTTCATGCTCTCCCTTGGGAAAGCCAAGCCTGTCTCCCCATGCTCCCAGAGAATGCCCTCCTTCTCTAACAGGATTATATAGTTGAGACTCAATAAGAGTATCCTTTATTTGAGAGAGTTTAATATTAGAACCTGTGAATCTGTTGAGAATGGGAGCATCAAAGCTGACACCATTATGCATGATGAACTGATCTATCAGCCCTGACCATCTCCCAAAATCTGTACATTGATCTTTAATCCATACTCTTTCCTTTCCAGAAGGATATTCTCTAGCTACAATACAGTGTATCTTAGTTGGATTTAAACTGTCTGTTTCAATATCAACTATCGCTGTTGTCATAGGTCATATCCACTTGGTAAATTAAATCCGTACGAACATGAAAAAACTTTTCTCCTTTTGCTATATTTTTATTGTATGCTTCCTTGACTTCAGATTCAAGAAGCACATCTCCTGGGACATGCCATGCTCTTTTGAAGTCTCCTCTGAAAACAACAAAGGTTAAGTCAGCATTTCTAAAATCTTTCTGCCATTTATCCAGCAGTCTTTTCTTTCTGTGGGGAATGCGTAATTCTTTCCAACTCT